TGATGGAGGTCAAGCAGTTCAATCACCTCACCGACATTCATGGCACCCCGCTGAAGCTGCCCGTCAGCCGCCCAGAAACGACCCTGGAGCGATCAACGCGCGAGATTCACAACGACACCATCCTGCGAGACTACCTGTTCAGCGTGGAGGCTGGACAAGCCATGTCGGTGCGCGAAGGTGCTGATCGGTTCAATGTCTCGCGGTATCGGATGGAGCAAATCATCAGCACCGCGAAGGCCGAGAAGCTGATCAGGCGGTACGCCAAAACATACGTTCTGACCGATGGTGGACGCGATTATTTGGAGGCTCAAAGTGCTGGCGAATGACTGTCTGAAAGGGTGTCTGACGGCTGTCAGAAAACTGTCCGATCTTTTGTCAGACACTTTGTCAGACACTTGTCAGACAGAGGCCATTTTTTCGGCAATAAAACAATGGCTTGGCTGTCTGACAGCCGTCAGACACCTACCAAAGATGAACGCCAAAGTGTGCCTGTCTGACTGGGGGGGGTTTCTTTAGAACCCCCCAGTCGGACACTCAGACAGACAGCATGACAGAAAAGGAGAAATGACGTGGCGATCAAGACAATTCAAACAGCATACAAGGGGTACAAATTTCGCAGCCGATTGGAGGCGAGATGGGCGGTGTTTTTTGATGCCTTCCCGCTCAAGTGGGAATATGAGCCGGAAGGATACGATCTTGGCACCCCTAGACTTTTCGTGAATCCCGGTGGGGAAATAGATGCAGACTGTTTCTTTCAGACTGAAGCGGCTCGCTCTGCAAGATTTGAACATGGGGAGATGCCAAGGTGAGTAAACGACCCAAGCGACAGAAGCTGGAAGACCGCCTGATCCGTCAAGACGCACGCGCTGAAGAGGTGCGGTGCGATCTGGCGCTGGCACCGTTTGACCGCGCAGCCCGCGAAGCGGACTGGACATGGGGCGTGGACACGCTGCCAGAACTGGTCAGCACCGAGACCGCTGAGAAATATGGATCGGCCCTCGCCAAGCTGAATGAAGCTATCAACCAGAACGATAGCGCAGTGGTTGCGGCAAGGGCGGCTGTCTGCGTCCGAGGTCTGGCCGTCATGGATGCAGAGGCCAGAGCGGCAGGAAAGAAGCCAGCGTCTGACGATGTGTTGATCGTTGAGGCTGACGGCCATCAGTTCGGCATCCTGCACGATGACAGAGGATGGCCGCGTGCGCGGGAGAAACACCCGGACCTTTCGATTCTGACGCGCCGCGAGGTGGCAATTGCAATCCGAGTCTATCGCCGCACCAAGCTGAACGAGATGATGCAAGAGGCCAAGTCGGCATTCCCCGATCACAAGATCGTCAGCATGAACATTGAGGATGAGAACATAGATGACCCGATCCCATTTTGACACACACCGCCTATATGCTAGGATGCGCCGAGGAAGCAGAGGCAAAGCTGGCGCAGGTGTTATCCTTTAATAGTGCGGAGGCTTTATTAAAGGGAAGAGCAATGAGTGACAATCTGGTGAAGCGGGCAAGGCACAACGTTCTGGCTGAACTGATTGAGGAGATGGCCAACCTCATCGAAGAACTGGAGGCCAAGCTGGCGAAGGAAGATGACCAATGACACACAAACGTGAACCGCTGGCACTCCCAGCGAAGAGGTGCAGCATGGCTGGACGAAAAATTCCGATAGCATTCGACAGCCGAGTCGATGTGACCGAAGAGATAGAGTTGGCGTTTCAGTATTTCGAGCGGATGGCCGTGGATGAAGGTTACGACATGACGAGCCTGATGCACGGTATGCTGATCGCGATTAGCTGCCTAGTCGAAGATGAAGGACACCCGGTGCAATGACCACCAAGCGACAGCAAGCACTCGACACAGCATCCAGCCTGATACACGGGGACCGCACTCGGTACGGACCTCCCAAGGTGAACTTCCAGCGCATCGCTGATCGGTGGAGCCAGATCCTGCGGGTGGACATTGAGCCGTGGCAGGTCTGCCTGATGATGGCGGATCTCAAGATCGCGCGGCTCTGCGAGGGGTATACGGACGACAGCCCGATTGATATCATAGGCTACGCCGCGCTGATGGCGGAACTGGCACCCGAGCGCGGAGGGGGCTGACATGGCCGTCAATGTAGGCATCTCGACCACCGGCAGCACCCGGAGCATCAACCGCCGCCTGCACAACCTCATGCACCGGCAAATCCCGTTCGCAGCGTCCAAGGCGCTGAACGACACCGGCAACGTGCTGCTGGCCGTCAACAAGCGCGAGATGCGAAAGCAGTTCGACAAGCCGGTGCGGTATACGCTGAATGCGTTCTACATGAAGCCCGCCCGCAAGAACGATCTGAACATGCGGATCGCGCGCAAGTCCAAGCCCGCAGGCAAGCACTACCTCGATGTGCAGCACAAAGGCGGTCCGCGCCCAAGAAAAGGCGTGGAAAGCATGATGAACTATTCGCTTGCCTATAGCGGCGATCTGCGCGCTGTGCTGCCCACCAGCCGCACAAAGACCGCTGCCGGGGGTATGAGCATGGCGCGGATCAACGAGGCCATCGCGGGGCTACAGGACAGCAAACAGGCTGGCCGAGTGCCGAGTTCGTCTTACACGAAGGCGGGCATCACTAAGCAGACAGACCGCCTGGCCAGACGCAAAAAGCCGGTGGAATACTTCATCGGGTACAAGAGCGAAGGCAAGAACCGCACCGACGGTATCTACCGCCGCACCGGCAAGACCGTGAAGAAGATGTTCCACCTGCTGGAATATCAGCCCAAGTATCGCCCCAACTTCCCGTTCTATCCTCCGCTGATCCGAAACGCGCGATCATATTTTCCAACCCGGATGAAGCGACAGCTTGCGATGGCAATGCGAACCGCGCGGTTCTGAACTTTTTCCACGGAGGGCTGAACTTTTTCCACGGATGGGGCTGAACTTTTCCCACGGATGGGGCTGAACTTTTCCCACGGAGGGCTGAACTTTTCCCACGGAGGGGTGAACTTTTCCCACGGAGGGGTGAACTTTTCCCACGGAGGGGTGAACTTTTCCCACGGAGGGGTGAACTTTTCCCACGGAGGGGTCGGGGGCGCGTTTCTGCGGCGCGGCATCGCGTTTCTGCGGCGCGGCGTCTTGCTATACTAGGCAAGCGCGCTTTTTTGCGTGACTTGCATTTTTTTGTTTACAGTGCGCAATATTAGAGCATATTATACGCAATAAGCTGCAAGGCGCAGCTTAGGAAAAGCGCGACCTGGGAAACCTGGCGCGCATAGGCAAAGGGAAAACTGAAATGCTCTATACTGAATTCAGCAAGACCGGCGGGCGTGTGACGGGCGCGCAATGCCCGGCGGCGTCGCGCATGATTGCGCGCATTCAAGCAGGGGAATTTGCATTATGAACATTGATACGCAAATCGCGCTTGATGCATATTGGGAAGAGTTTTCCTATTTTGCGAAAGAAGCTGACGATTTTATCGCGCTATGCCGTGAAGTATTCATAGAAAACCACGGCGCAGAAGAAGCAGAAAAAATTGATTGGGGCGAAATAGAAAGGGTTTTCGTATGACCGAAAAACAAATCCAATTTTGCGCGGCGTTTTATGCCGCGCCCTATCTCGCAACCATGTTTTGAGGTGACGACATGAAAATCAATAAAGCAATCCGCCACGCGACCGCGACTGTCCGCATGCACCCATGTGGCGCGCGGTCCTATATCGTCGAGACATATTGCGCCGCGCGGCATGCATGGATGACAGGACCGCAAATGCCGTTCCATGCGGCGCGTGCATGCATGACAGAAGCGCGCCACGCGGTCGCTCTGGTCGCGCTTGGTTGGGAAGAACGCGATGCGGAAATTGAAGCGCACTATGGCAACGGACCGTTGCGCGACCGGGTAAAGGCAAGCCTGGGGGACGCGGCATGACTTTTTCGCAATATTGCAGCATTGTAAGCGCTGCGGGCGGCGTTCGGTGTTCAGACCGTGAATTTATACGCGCGGCGCGCGGCTTGCTTTCACAATACGGAAAATCGCGCGCGCAACGCAAAGAGCGGCATATATGGTTGCGGGATTGTTTGGACCAATTGGAAAGAACGCGCCGATTGTATACTTATGTTCAAACGGGCCAAGCGTTATGACTGAAAAACAAATCCAAGCTTGCGCGCTTTTGATTATGATCATACTTGGCGCAACACTCTAAAACCCTAAAGCCCCGCCAAGCGCGGGGCTTTTTCTGGCCTATCGATAGGCCGCTAAAATAAGCCGCCAGGGGCGGCTTTTTTCTTTTCCGCTATCCTACCTCATATTGTTTGCCAGCGCTGCCCTGGGCCGCTCTACGCGGCTCTGCGCGGCCTTTTCGCGGCAATGCCAGACCACCGGCAAGCGCGGGTCCTGGCCAAAAAGCCCCGCCGAGGGTAGTTCGCGCGTCAGTTGATTCTCAGCGACAGAATGTTATAAGGGGGAGGACGGCAGGGAAAGGATATTCCATGGCCACTTTATCAGAGGTCGGCGCGCATCTCCAGATGGAGCCATCCAAGGTCAAGAACCTGATCGACAAAGGTGTAATCACCAAGAGGGGTCGCGGTCAATACGATCTTGAACAGGCGCGGCGGGAATACATCCTGCACATCCGCGAGATCGCCGCTGGCCGGTACAAGGTTGGCGATCTGGACCTGTCAGCCGAGCGCGCCCGCCTTGCCAAGGAACAGGCCGACGCGAAGGAAATGGAGAATGCGGTCGAGCGCGGCGATCTTGTCTACATTGAGGACGTTGCCAAGCAGATCGAAAACCAGTTGACTAAGGCGCGCACGCGCTTGCTGGCTGTTCCGACGAAGGTGGCACCGGAGGCGCACGCATCGGCGACGGTGCGCGAGGTGCAGGCGCTGATTGAGGATGCGATTGTCGAGGCATTGAATGAACTGGTCGGATACAATCAGGGCGGCACAAGCGAAGAGGCTTGAGGCGCGGATCGCCGAGGCGATCAGGACATCGCTGAAGCCTCCGCCAAGGCTGTCGGTCAGCCAGTGGGCGGATCGGTATCGGCAGTTGTCCAGCGAAAGCAGCGCGGAGGCTGGTAAGTGGTCAACCAGCCGCGCCGAGTACCAGCGCGGGATGATGGATGCGGTCAGCGATCCGAGCATTGAGACGGTCGTGCTGATGACGGCTGCGCAGATCGGCAAGACGGAACTGATCAACAATGTTGTGGGTTATCACATTCACCAAGATCCTGCGCCGATGTTGGTTGTGCAGCCGACCTTGGAGATGGCGCAGACGTGGTCTAAGGATCGGCTTGCCCCGGCGGTGCGTGATACGCCTGTGCTGGCCAACAAGATCAAAGATCCGAGGTCGCGCGACAGCGGCAACACCACTTTGCACAAGGTCTTTCCCGGCGGTCATGTGACGGCCTGCGGTGCCAACAGCCCATCCTCGCTGGCATCTCGGCCTTGTCGAATGATCATGTGCGATGAGGTGGATCGCTACCCTCCATCGGCAGGCACCGAGGGCGATCCGGTGTCGCTGGCCAAGAAGCGATCCACCACATTCTGGAATCGGAAGATCATTCTGGTCAGCACGCCGACAGAGCGCGGCCACAGCCGAATTGAACAGGCGTATCTGGAGAGCGATCAGCGCAAGTATTTTGTGTCATGCCCCGATTGCGAGGAAGAACAGGTGCTGCGCTGGGCGAATGTGCAGTGGGAACAGGACAAGCCCGCGACGGCCACCTATGTGTGCGAGCATTGCGGCTCTTGCTGGTCGGATGCGAAGCGATACCGAGCGATCAGGTGCGGCAAGTGGAAAGCCACGTCCGAGGGCGACGGCAAGACGGCTGGATTCCACCTGAGCGGCCTTTATTCGCCTTGGATGCCGCTGGAGGACAGCGTGCGCGACTTTTTGGCGTCCAAACGCGACCCAATGCGTTTGAAGACGTGGGTGAACACCTTCTTGGGCGAGACATGGGAGGACCAAGGCGAGCAAGTTGACGATCACGATCTGATGCAGCGGGCCGAGGACTGGGGCGGTGAACTGCCAGATGAGGTGCTGTTGCTGACGGCTGGCGTTGACGTGCAGGATGACCGCTTGGAGATCGAGATCGTCGGCTGGGGCCGAGGTGAGGAAAGCTGGTCGATTGACTATCAAACAGCCTATGGCGATCCATCAACCGCCGATCTGTGGATGCAGCTAGACCAGATCCTGCAACAGAAGTTCGTGCATCCGACGCACGGCGAGATGGTCATCAGATCGGCCTGCGTTGACTCCGGTGGCCACTACACGCAGCAAGTTTACAACTATTGCCGCGCTCGGGCGGGCCGAAAGGTCTTTGCTATCAAGGGTGTTGGTGGCGAGGGCAAGCCGATTGCTGGCAGGCCGACGAAAAACAACATCGGCAAGATCAATCTGTTTCCGGTCGGCACCGACACGGCGAAGGAACTGATCTATTCTCGGCTGAAGATCGTAGAAGAGGGCGAGGGGTATTGCCACTTCCCGGTTGGTCGGCACGAAGAATACTACCGAATGCTGACCGCCGAGAAGAAGGTCACCAAGTATTTCAAGGGCAGACCCAGGCGCGAGTGGGTGAAGATCAGGACGCGCAACGAAGCGCTGGATTGCCGCGTTTACGCCACCGCTGCATTGGCCATCTTGAACATCAACTTGGAAGTTGTTTACAGAAGAGCACAAAATGTGATACCATCGGCCCCGGAGAAGTCCGCCCCGCGCCGCCCGTCCGTTCCCCGTAGAAGCAGCTTTGTGCATGGATACAAATAATGGCCAATCTGTTTGACGCAGCGAACTCCCCGGAAGGTGAGCCGCTTGAGATTGTCGTTGGCGACTTCATTCAGTGGAAGCGATCCGACATCGCAGTGGATTATCCGCCCAGCGCACACTCTGCGGAATATGTTGCGCGCATCACTGGCGGTGGTGCCAGCGAGATCAAGCTGCCTGCGACTGAGCCAAGCGGCGATGACTACTACCTGTTCACGGTAGACAGCGCCACGTCCGCAGCATTCGAGCCGGGTAGGTATCACTGGCAGCTTGAGATCACGCAAACATCATCAGGAAATCGAATTGTCGTTGATTTGGGCGACCTCGAAGCCATTCCTGACATGGACAACAACCAAGCTGATCCTCGCATTCATGCGGAGATTATGATCGACAAGATTGAGTCGATCCTTGAAGGCAAAGCTGACAGCGATGTCAGCAGCTACAGCATTGCGGGCCGCTCGCTGACCAAGATGTCGTTTGATGAACTGCTTGCAGCGCGTGATCGGTATCGCGCCGAGGTGGTGAAGCATGAAAACCGTGAGAAGGTGAAGCGCGGCAAGACGAACGGCTCCACAATTAAAGTGAGGTTCCGCTGATGGGTCTTCTGGACATCTTCAAAAAGCCCGCGAAGCCCAAGGGTATCCAGAAACGGAACTATGCCGCCGCCGCCAGAGGGCGGCTTTTCGCTGATTTCACGGGCAGCAACCGCAGCGCCGACAGCGAGATCCGCTGGGCGCTGAACGAACTGCGCAACAGATCGCGGGATTTGGAGCGCAACAACGAATACTTCCGTCGCTATTTGCAGCTTCTGCGCACAAATGTTGTCGGCAATAACGGCTTTCGGCTTCAGGTGCGTGCGGCGAATGCCGATGGCACCCAGGATGTGCCTGGCAGTCAGATGATTGAGGCCGCTTGGGCTGAGTTCAGCCGCCTTGGCGGGCCGACTGTTGACGGCAAGATGAGCCTGATTGACTTGGAAAACCATGTCATCACCGGCATGGCGCGTGACGGTGAGGTATTCCTGCGGATCGTCAAAAACCGTGCTTTCCGACATCAAATCGCGATCCAGATCATTGAGCCTGATCGCGTTGATGAGGAGATGAACGAGCGGTATCGCAACGGCAACGATGTCCGCATGGGCGTCGAACTGGATGAATACCGCCGCCCTGTTGCCTATCACATTCTGCTGAATCATCCCGGCGATTACGACTACACAACGCTGGCGAAAGGCACCAAGCGGGCGCGTGTGCCTGCGTCCGAGATCATGCACATCTACCGCCAGGAGCGGGCGGGGCAGACGCGCGGCGTGCCGTGGTCAACGGCTGCGATCTCGGCGCTGAAGATGCTGCATGGCTATCGTGAGGCGGAACTTGTTGCCGCGCGCACGGCTGCGTCCAAGATGGGCTTCTTCACCAGCCCAGCCGGTGATGACTTTGTTGCCGATGGTTATGAGGGCGAGAACGGCACGGGATCTCCGATCTATGACGCCGAGGCAGGCACGTTTCACCAGCTACCAGCGGGGGTAAATTTTACCCCTTTTGATCCAAGTCACCCAACCACGGCTTTCGCTGATTTCGAGAAGAGCA